CGGCATCACCTAAATATCGATCAACAACGCTTTTTATCGATCCATCAATAAACCTGGACCGTTTAACGGCTTCAAGGTGATCCGTGGTTATCATATCTAAAACCCTGAACCTAAGCTGTTTCTTTATCAACTGTTGAAACATGAAGGATTCATCTTTAAGGATAAAATGTTTATCATCCTTCAAGGTTAATATATAATCCTCAGTTGAACCGTTAAGCGTCTTAAACTGCACCTTCAACCTTTACACCCGTGACACTTTACAACAAACAGCCATATAAATATTACGGATAAAAAGAAAAGGGTTAATCTATGTGGGGCCAATCGTTAAACCGCGTCCTAGGTATAGAAGACTTATAATGACACTTAGGGCATACATTGTAAAACTCTATGCTACTCGGTTTATGTTCAAACCCACACTCTAGACATTTATACGTTATTTCGTTATGTATCAGCGTTATTTTTCAGTCACCTAATAATAAGGAATCACTATGAGAATATAAGTTTAACGATAAAAAAAGATAGAAAAGATTAAAGCCTATCCTTATAATTCTTGAATTGGCCGGACCGGATCATCTTAAACATATCGTTTCTATACTCGTTTAAGTCAAATACTTTATCAGCCTGGAAATAGTTAAACGGATCACGTTCAAACCGATCACCTTTACGTTTCACTGATTCAATGACTACAGTTTCTAATCCGAGTCTCCTTTTTTTAAGCCAATCACTAGAATTATCAGGGTAGGTGCGCCAATATAGTTTATCCGGTTTATGTGCTTTAAGGAAGTTTTTAAAATTGTTAAAGTCGCCATAGTTTATATCAATCCCTGTCACCGCTTTATCATGGCTAGACTCTATAGGGTAGACATGGTTTATGTAAACCGTGATATCTATACCCTCAACGGTTACTCGTTTATCCGTTGAAGCCTGTACGCTGTCCGGGAAAACCCAGCCATGGTTCGCGCCTTTAACTGCTTTTAGAAACGATCCGAGTGATTCGTAAACAACTTGTTTATCAACCATTTTCCTTTTTCACCTAATAACCCTATAACAACCCACAAATATAAAGATAACGATTAAACATAGATCCACAATCCACAGTTTTATTATATCCAATTCTCAGCACCTAAGCCATGTCACATAGATACACTCAACAAATAGACGTACTCGATATGTTAATCGAGATAATCAAGGAACATGAACACAGATTAGACGCCCTGGTAACAAGGCTTGAAAACCTATAAACACCATTTTATTAAACTTCTAACACCCCCAACTTTCCATAAAACTTATAAATGTATGACGTTTCCCTATACACGATCAAAATGGAAAAGAAAAGACAAAAAAGCTTGATAAAAACCCTGAAAAGGATTCATGACGAGATAGAGGAAAGCGGTAGAACTTTTAAAACAAACCAAGTTTTTGAGGAAGGATATAACGAGGTAAAAGCGACAAAGGCCATTCAAGAAGCTATAGAATACATGGAAAAAGCCCACAACACAGAAAGACTATGGGAGGAAAACTAAATGGTGCGATCTATAACCGCCCTAGAAACAGAAAACCAAAGACTAGCCGCCCTAATCGCTAAGAAGAAACAAGAAATAAATAAAGCAGAAAACAAGATAAGGAGAAACCATGAACTAATTAGTAAAAAACAGGAGATACAAGATAGAACCATAAGCGCCTACGTAGAGAAATGCACCCTAGAAAACGGAGGCTTCCACACCGTAATAAGAATAATAGACACCGGAGAAACACACCCATATTGGGGGCACAACACACCCAACACCTACATAAAGATAACCCCCCAGTGGCTTGAACAACTAAGAGACTGTAAACGCCGACGAGACACTGGAGAATTTGAGAGGTAAACAAAAATGAACATAGAAGAACTGTTAAAAGAATACCATAGAACAATACAACAAACCGCAGAAGAACAATACAACTGGGCCCTAAGCATAGACGAAATAGAAGACTTCCTAAGAATAATCGCCTTAGCCAACGAAAAGATAACAACCCAATAACCCTATAACCACTCACCCCTTTATTATATAACCCACCCCACCCCAAACCCACCAAACAACACCACACACAAACCACATACAGGTAAAATACCACTAGGTAAAATACCCATATACAACCAAACAAAAACAAACACAGCATAGCCTTCTTCAGTGTGTATCTGTTTTTCTTTGGTGTGTGCGCTAATAGCCTAAGCCGTATGGGTGTATAATCTATGCCTTATATATCCCTGTTCTCTCACAACTAGCATATATAAGCGATAATGAATACACAGCCTAAACGTTAATGAATTGAGAAATAAAGTCAATCATTTTTTGGGTCATCTCGAAAAACAGGGTTTCCGAGGTCCGCCCGGCGGCGGAGGGGTAATATACCTATGGGTAATATACCCCTAGTGGGCGGTGCCCCCATACCCCACACACCCATATCCCAGCCCACCATACACCCATATATAAGCTTTGGGAACCACAAACCCTATATACATGTGTCCCGCCTCTATATGTAGGTGTAAAGAATGAAAGACGCATACTGTCCCCGGTGTGGCTCCCCAGCGTGGTGCCTCTACGCGATAGGAGAAGACGGCCGATACAGTAAACCAGTAGGGTGGGAGTGCCCCATATGTGGGGACACGCCTACCCCGGATCGCCCTAATCCGCTAGTATCCTAATCCCTTTTTCTATATCTTACCCCTTTTTCTCAGCGATCCACGGCCAAAACACCCCGATAATTCACTATATGACGCCGCAGATAGAGCCACTTTCACCTGCGTATGCTTGGTTGTGTTTGGTTTGGGGTTTTGTTGGTGTTAAGAAAAGTGGGGGTTGTTTAAAAATTGGGGGGTTGAGTTTATGGGTATAGTCTTATGTAGGTGTATGTGTTTTGTGGGTGTATTCCTATGGTTTTGTTGTTGTTTTTTATGGTTAGGGTTGGTATTGGTTCTCGTCCGGTTGCTGGTTGTCTGTGGATGGTGAGGGTGTTGTTGGTTTCGTATATTTCTGTTCCTGTTTGGGTTTTTACTATTATTTTGCTGTATGTTTCTTTTGGTTGTTTCTGTTTGGGTTGGTTTTCTTCTGGGTGGATGTATTCTCTTGTTAGTGCGTTGGCTATTATGTTTGGTAGGTGTTGTTTTACGTGTTCAGTTATTTTGGGGTGAATTTTCTCTAGTTTTTCCTCTAGCTCAGTCTTATGGTTTTCACATTTTTCTGTTGATATGCTGGTTTTACCACGTTTGGCTTTCCATATCATTTCGGTAAGTTCGTGTATGCCATTTACTGTGGCTTTTGCTTCTGTTAGAAGTTTTGTTAGTTCTACGCCGTCTTCGCTGAACGGGTTGTCAACTAGAAATAGTTCTTTCCACATCGTCATCGACGGCCTATATATGTTTTTGTTGGTTAAAAAATGTTTGGGTTTGGGTGGTTATGGTGTTGTTCCTTTACAGTATAGAGTTTTGAATCGTTTCCAGGTGTATGGGTCTTGTATTGTGTGTGCTAGGTATTCTTGTTTGAATATGTTTGGTGGTGTAATGTTTTCTAGGTGGTCTATGTCTGATTGTGGTATGTGGGTTGTGTCGTAGATGGTTTTGTGGTAGAATCCATGTTTTTTGATTAGTCTGGGTATGGTGGCTGTTTGTGCTTCTTGTTTGGTGTAGGTTTTGGTGAATGTCAGTGTGTCTACTTGTAGTGTGTTTACTATGTCTTCTAGTATGGTGTCGTCTATGTATTGTGCTTCGTCTATTACGGCTGGTGATCCATTGTTTTTGGTGGCGTGTTTCCACCATTTGTTTCCTGCGGCGCTGAACACGTTTTGCGTCGTTAAGCCGTAGAGTTCTTTTAGTCTCATTCTTACTAGGTGGCCCATAGAGTTTTGTGGTACTATGTAGACTGGGTTTTCTAGTTGTAGGAACCTGTTTATACAGAAAGTTGTTTTTCCGGTTCTTCTTCCCCACGAGAGGATGTTCATGTCGGCTCGAAGCCTCGGGTTCCCTATGTTTTTGTATGTTTAAAAACGTTGTGGTTATGGAAAGGTTTTTATGTGTGGTGTGTGTAGGGGTATGTATGGTTGACTTGGTTGTTTATGTTCCGGCTGTTAAGTGTTTGGTGGCTGGGGTGTTTGGTGCTGCGTTGCGTATTGCTATTCAGTGGCGTCGTGATGGTGTGGTTCCTGGGGGTGAGGCTGACTTTGGGTTTGGTTTGTTGTTGGAGGGGTTTATCGGTGGGGCTGCTGGGTGGATTAGTTGGATGATTGGTGAGGATACGTTGGGTGCGTTTGTGTTTGGGTATGCTGCGCCTGATGCTATTGAGAATTTTATGTCTGGTAAGAAGCCGAGTTGAGTCTAGGTTCTTTTTTTCTTCGTTTGTTCTGCGGTGGCTGTCTGGGTGAGTTAGAGGCTCTAAGCCGTAGCCTTGGGGGCTGTCGTGGCCGGTTGGCTGGTCTTCAAGAGGATTATGATGATTTGGTGGAGCAGCGTTGGAGCCTATTAGGGGACGTTGATGGGTTGAACGATGAGCTGTCTAGTCTCCGTGACACTCTTGCTGGGGCTATAGTGTTACCCGATGTATCAGAGTGGTGCTGTGACGGCGCTGTGTTTGATCCGTGGCGGCATCTGTGGGCACCGTGGCCTGACAACATAGCGGATGAACGGTATCTTGTGTTCCCATATGAGGATTGGGTTGAGATACTGCGCCGTGTTCAGCCGAATGTCCGTGTGATGCTGCGTCGCCGTGACGAGTTGTTCGGCAAGTGGAGGAGTGAGGTGTCTGACTGTGATAACTTTGCTTCTACTATGTCTGCGCTTGTGGCGGGTGCTTTCGCTAAGGCGGGGCTGGGTAGGCAGGGTGCGTTTATGAGGGCGCGGAGTGAGGGTCACGCGTATAACTTGTTTATGGATACCGAAAAAGTTTTATGGGTGTATGAGCCTCAGAGTGGTGAGACGGTGTGCCGCGTTGATGATGCTGATGAGGAGCGTTATGAGACGTACCGGTTCTGGTTCATGGGGTAACTTGTATGGCTGCTGACATGGAGTATCTTTGGAGCAGAATAAGAGACTACCCGAATGTTGTGGGGTACGCGCCGACGATGCAGAAAAAGCTTGTCCGTAAACACTCTAGACGCAAAAAATCTTTCCGCGTGTTCGTGTCCTTCAAGGTTCCAGAGTCGGAGCTTGAACCAGAGGAGATTATACCGAAAGAAATAGACGGCTACGACATAGATGTTGTGGGGTTCTACGATTATTTCCGGGATGAGTTGATGCTTCGCAGCGAGATAGTTATGCTTGACGAATGGTTCCTCGGAAACAGCAGTTTTTTCTATCATTCCTAACACAGTTAACGACGTTAGGCTTACTATGGATTCTATGGGAAAACCCGCATCCGTTAATCCTGTTTCTATCCCTCCTATCCATAGCTTCATCCTTCATCGGGTTACATGTACATCATACCCATAATACCACTACTCCACGGTAGTAACATTAAGCATACAGTTATATACAACGTTTTTCATATATTTGGTTGATACATAGTGGTTTCTCTTGTCAAGGCTCACCCCGATGAGGATGAGATAAGGCAGCATCTGGTAAACTATTCTATGAGTGTAGAGGAGATAGTTAACCACTACGCCACAGATAAACACCCCTTGACACTTGGCTCTGTGAACTGGTATAGACGAAGATATGTGTATCCCGTCGTAGAGAAGGCTAAGGAGAATCTAAAGGAAGACATTGTGGATGAGATTAACGAGGAGTGGCGACGCGTAGAGTACCGCACCATCGAGATGATTGATGGACTTCTTAACTCAGCCATTAAACGGTTCCAACGCGGAGACATCACCATAAACACTGTAAGCGAGATAGTTAAACTACTAGAACTTAAAGCAAAGGTACAAGGAGAACTACAGGAAGACATAACCATACGGTTCGCATGGGGAGACAAACTAGACGTATGCCCCAGATTCAAACAGCCGAAGGGACACATCTACTCCCCCGAAGACCTAAATGATATGAGGTAAACAAATGACATTACCCAGCTTCCAACTAGAACGCGAAATCCCCGTCTTCAAACAAAACTATAGCTATACACCTCATGGGGCACAGGCGTTATTTCACTCATCCAAAGCACGGTTTCGTGTATTGATCTGTGGTCGGAAGCTAGGGAAAACCCTGATGCTTATCAACGAGTTTATGCGGTACGCCGGTGTTCCCGACAGTGTTTTATGGTGGCTTGCTCCTCAGTACAGCGTCAGCAAACTCGCGTGGGATAGGATGCATGAGTACCTTAACCCAGAAATAATTGAACGCACAAGCAAACGCGACTACGAGATAACCCTAATAAATGGTACCCGTATAGCCTTTAAGACGGCTGACAACGAGAAAGGGTTAGTCGGTGAAGGCATAGACTTTGTAGCCGTAGATGAAGCCGCCCTCGTAAAAGAAGATGTGTGGCGACGCGCAGTACGCCCCAACCTCGGAGACCAAAACCGAACTGGACACGCCTGCTTCGCAACGACTCCACGCGGGTTGAATTGGATATACCATGAATGGCTTAAAGGGCTTAAACCAGAGTTCCCAGAATACGAGTCATGGGCATACCGGATGCTTCAGATGCCGTTAACCGGGGAACTTGTGGAGAACTATGAAGGCGGATTCCCGAGCTGGATAAACCCACATTGGCCTAAACGCGAGTTACAGGAAGTCCTGTATACGCCGCGTACAATATTTCTTGAAGAATATGGTGCAAGGTTTTTGGATAGTCTTAGCCTTGTGTTCAGCGGCGTGGACAGTGTAGTTGATAAAGAGACTCCATATTTCTCTGACGCTAAGAAGGACGCGAAATATTTTGTCGGGTTCGATGTGGCGCGTAGCGGCGCGGGGGATAACGCGGTTCTCGGCGTAGTGGATGAGGATTACCGGCTTGTAAACATGATTTCTATGCGTGGCTACGGGTATCAGCGTCAGATGGATGAAGCGAAGGCACTCGCAGAAGACTATAATGAGGCAACCATCTGGGTTGACAGCACCGGTCCACAAGGCGACCCCATAGCAGAGTTACTCAGCGACCATTACCCAAAGGTGGAGCCATACTTCTATACTTCTCGGAGTAAACGTGATTTGATGGATAACCTCAGCATACTGGTTCACACGGGGAAACTTAAGCTTCCTAAAGAGGAGCGAGAATCAGAGGAACTGGTGAAGGAGATGCGGGTATTCGGCGCAGAGCGAACCAGTAGCGGCGAAGTCAAATATGAGGCTGTATCAGGCTTCAAGGATGACCGCGTGAACAGCATCGCCCTTGCTTGTTGGGGGGCAAAGGAGGAAAACATGGGATGGGAGCCAGCGTTCGCAATATTCTAAAGGAGAAAACAAAATGAGTTGGATAATGAAAAGACTCGGATACGTAAAGAAAGGAGCCGGAGACAGCGTATGGCCCGCATATGGGGCTGATCCTGAGCCAAAGGCGCGGATACCTAAATGGAACCTCGTTGAGATGTATGACGTTGTCGAGCGTTCATGGGTGTTCCAAGCAGCCGCACAGTTATACATAAGCGAGATTCTGCGCCCCGGATGGGTGTTTACGTTCCGCTTCAAAAAGAAATGTAATAAGTGTGGCGCAGAGTTCCTGAAAGACGTGGATAAATGCGAGTTCTGTGACTCAACAAGTCTTCGTAAACCAACTGCTACCGAAATGAGCAGAGTGATGAAACTGTTTAACAAACCCAACAGCAGCCGCTATACATGGAGGAAAATATTACGCAGCATACTGTACCATAACATTGTCGCTGACAGATGGTATCTAAGCATCGGCTATGCTCCACAGTTAAACAATGAGGATGAGGAAATTAATTATATTCCTGTGGAGATATTTGTTGAGGATTCCCGGTGGATACAGCCCGTATATGATGAGCGTCTACGGCTTGGAGACGCCCCGTATATCTGTAAACAGCATTACCCTGAAGTTGAGGACGCTAAATCTGATGACCCTGCTCCATGCCCCGTCTGCGGGTTGCCGATGGAGAAAACCGCTTATATTCAGGTATCCGGTGACGAGCAAGAACCTAAGAACCGGTTTACCGTTGATGAAATAGTTGAAGGAAGCACCTACCAAGTGTTACCAGACCCCGACTCGTTACCCCGTTTAGCGGGTGCGTGGCAGAGTCTACAGACGATAAAGGCGATGGATGAACACTTCTACGACGCCTACGTGACGGGGCAGCTACGGTTCATGGTGGTGTTCCCAGACACCAAACAGAATGACATAAACGAGTACTCAATAGGCGTCAAAATAGCGCAGAGGAAACAGGAGATGGTTGACGCCGTCACAGGGGAAGCCCGCCCAAGCAAAACGGGGAAACACCTATGGATAAGCAGCAAGGAACCGGTTCAGAAACTGGACTTTATGAACGACTCTGTTTCAATGCAAGCCCTAGAGCATTACCTTACTCACGTCTCTGCGGTTCTCGCCGTCATAGGCATACAGGCGATATACGTTAACGCTGAGATGGCGGGCAAAACAGGGGGAGCCCCCGCGGTGAAGATGGAGATACAGAACCACCGTATAGAAGAGGAGCAGAACAACATAATCGACGCCATTAACACCCAGCTACTCCCCATATTCGGCATAAACGACGTAATTATGAAGTTCAACCCACTGGTGAAGAAAGACGAAGTAAACGAAACCAAGGTACTGCTACAAAGAGCACAGGCAATAGCCACCCTCTCCAACGTACCGGGGCTAACAATAAACGTCGATGAAACCGGGGAAGTCATCTTCAGCGGAACCGTCATAGGGGAACGGGTTCAGCAACGCCCAACCGGAACCACAGATCAAGGCGTTAAGGAGAGCGAAGCATCCACCGCGTTGATAAATGAGACAACAGTTGAACGTGACCCAACGCGCACAGGAGAGGATAACCGTATACAGGAATAGACGAGGCGGAGTACCCAAGAAAAACATGGGGCCATACATCGTGATAAGGAAAGGCACCGTTCACGTTGCGTGGACACAGGAAGCAAAGAAAGCGTTACAAAGCGACATGCTTGACAGCTTTCAGAAACGTATGAACAAGGTAGTTGACAGAATCGTGAAAAAGGAGGAGACATAAATACCTATCCCGAGACCACGGAGAGATGAGACTCAGGACGAGTTCGGAAGCCGCTGCATGGAAGCCATAGCAGGGGAATACGAGGACAAGAAACAGGCTTATGCTATCTGCATGGATACCTATAGGGAGTCAAAGAAAACTTTAGGTACACCTAAAACAGATGACGAACGTTGTAAGGATCACTTCGGCTTATCAGATGAGGCGTGGGGTGCTCTCTCTGATGAGGAGAAACAGGAGTACCGGGATAAGTTGCCTAAACGCGGTGAAGGGCTGGATAAAGGTGAATCGTTTAAATGTTACACCAAACTGATATCTAAATCCGCTGAATCCTTCATCATAGGCGGATACGCGAACGTCTACATGCTAGATAAGGCGGGAGGCGTCGTTCCAGACTATGAAGGAGAAACCGTAACTCTCGACGCCTTAGATGAAGCCCTCAACCTTATGATGGCGGAACAGAGCAGACGCAACCACGCCGTCTACCATACTAACATCCAGATAGGGGAAATCATCTGGGAGACAACCGACGGAGACGGCGTGACATGGAAAACCCACGTAGTCCGAGAACCATCTAGCCAATACCCAAAACAAGGGCTATTCATATTAAGTAAAGTGTTCAGCGATACGCCGCCCGCGTTAGAGGCGCGGCGACTCATGGAGCAGGAAGGCAAACTACTGTCATTCAGCATAGGAGGATTACCGCTTGCAGAGGAGCGCCGATGTGATACAGATAAATGCTGGACAGAGATAACTAAACTATATCTAGCGGAAGTATCTTCATGCGACAAAGGAATTAATGCTGAGAGCAAAGCATTTATACTGAAGGAACTGTCAAAACAACGCGAAGAAACACAAAGTTTACTACCCTCTGGTAGTAACAAACAAAACAATTATATAGGGGAAAACACCGTGAATCAGTTAGACGACACTGAAGGTGTCAATGTTTCCTCCGACGAAGAACCCAAAGAAACAGTGAAACAGAGTACACTCGCCGAGGAACACAGAGACACGGAAAGTGACGCAAAACCAATAGAGGAAAAGAAATTGGATAATGAACCCCTCGAACCAGAGGAACCCATAGTGGAACCAGTTGTCGAGGATGAGGAACCGGTGGAGAAAGCACCCGAGCCAGTTAAGGAACCCATATCTGAGGAACCCGCCGCAGAGGAACCTGAACCAGTTGAGAAGACTGGGGAACCGCTGCGCGAAGACTTTGATAGCCCCGACGCCTTCATGAAAGCGTATAAGGCGTGGTATGACTCTGAGAAAGAGAAGGAGCCTATCACAATGAAGACGCTTGACGAGAAGCTTACATCCTTCAAGAAGGATTTGCTGGAAAGTCTGTCAGACGTAGAGATTGACGGAGCGAAACTAGGCGAAGTGGTTAAGAAAAGCGTCAAGGTTATACAGAAAACCTCGCCAGTCGTAATAGACTTGGCGAGCAGAGAGAAGTTCCTATACAAAGGAAACGCACCGAGGGTAGAACAATGAATAGACAAGAACTACAAGACGTAAAGCTATTCGATGCTCCCGCATATGGGACAAAAGAATACTACGAGTGGGCTTATCAGAAACGCGGCGTACAGAAGATGTACCTAAGAGACTACGCCGCAATCAGCAAAGCAGTCGCACCCGCAGACCCCCCCGCGTCACCATACGACGCATACTTTGACCCAGTATTCAGCAGCGAGATAGAGCAATACGTCATGCGAGACAGCGTCCTATACAAGCTACTTAGGAAGAGAACCTTCCAAGAATACGGCGACTCCATGAAGTTCTGGGAAACCGACATCGCAGCAACCACAGCCATCGCAGCTTCAGACACACCGTTCGCATCACTTAGCACAGAGTCAGGCCCAGACATAACAGGCGTAGAACAGTTCAGACCCGCATACCTGTTTACCAAGTGGAAGATAAGCATGATGTCCGAAGTTGAGTCAAGTTGGCAGCGTTACCCTCCGGGGGCAACCGAGGCCTTCTTGAAGAAATACTTCCAGGATATTGTGCCCAACGATTATGACATAATGCTCCTAGAGGACGTTGACACGCCAAACACCGCTGCAACTAGGATAGAGAGTCTTGACCGGATAATCAGCAACGGCACCGAGAGCGGAGACGGCACAACCTACGTATCTGCGGTCACTGATGGAGACATCTACTGGGGTAAGGCATCTGCAATCGCTGACAGAAGCGAGACAACTGCTGCTTGGACTGACGCACAGGTAGACCTACCCGCAACGGCAGCCGCGAGGACGCTAGATATGGGTAAGGTAGACGATGTACTCGCTGACGCCCTTGACTACGCAAAGAATGATCCCTTCTACATCATGCTAACGGGTAGAAGAACCCTGAACGAGATATGTGACTACTACGACGACAAGCAGTGGTTCGCAGAGGCTCCGATGAACGTCAAGTATACGCTGAACGGAGTAAGCACCCCGAGCGGCGGAGAATACGGCATCAGCGTAGCAAGCATCATCAGCAACGGCTTACAGATACCCATCTTCACAAGCAAGCATATCTGTGGAGAAAACTCGCTAAACCAGACAAGCAAGATCACTGACAACGACGTAGGACACATCTACCTCATCAACATGGACGACATACACCTAAGAGTCGCAATGCCACCCGCCTACTTCAAGACAAGCCCATCCGACAGACTGGCAATGGACAGCTTCTACGACAGACACGGCATACTTAGCGCCATGCAACTAATAGCAACTAACTTTAAAACACAAGCAGCGGTTAAATACTTGAAAGCAGCTTGAGTTAGCTAACACCTACTTATCTTTTTTGTTTTTTTTAGTAACCTAAACTCTGTATGTTGTATCGTCTTTCTCCGCGTAGGTACGGGGTAAGCAGTGAGGACAGTTTCTTTATGGCTTCTTTTCGGTGTACCGAAATCTTTGTTTTATATGTTTTATGGTTTATCTCTAGTTCTGTTAATAAGGTATGTATTTCCTGTATTAGTTGGGGGTTGTTCTTCATGTTGTATATTATTCTTGTCTGGGTTCTGTTGTTTACCGTTTGTGTGGTGAGTGCCGCGTTTTTCTCGGTTATTCCGGCGAGCCATGAGAGGTCTGTTGGGTTGTTTGCCAAAGCGTGTATTTATAGTTGAGGAGGTATAAAAGGGTTGTGTTTTAGGGATACAGTTATATATTACTATCATTCAGTAGATACTGATTACAGTGACATTCACTTACACCGTTGAAACGAAAGATGGGTTGAGAACCTACTGGGGGCAGAACGAGGTCTCCTTCGGTACGTGGACCAATGAATCAGGCGACACTGGTGGAGATATAGATACTAAGCTGTCTAGCGTTGTGGTTGTTCATCTTACACCGTACAAGACGGCGGTGGCGAGCAACGAGGCAGCCGTGACTTCGATAAGCGGTGGAACCGTCAGCATTATCACTGATGATAACGTGGATGGTTACTGGGTAGCCATCAAAAAATAAGTTTACTAATCTCTTTTTATATTATAAGTGAAGTAGAAGTTGGTTTTTGTCGTTTTTCTATTTCCCACATGACAATAGCCTTATCATCAACAGCGTGATATGAAACCCGCCAGATATTTACTCTATACCATGGAGGAATAGCCATATATCTCTCTATGAGGCACATCATTCTCCCCCCAAAATCAATATTATAGAATTTATGTTTTGTTACTCGCAACGCCTCCTTTATACCCACCACCATGTCATCACACGTTGGAAGTCCCTCCCACACGCTGATGGAATACGACCAATCAAAGCGTTCATCTGGAAACGGTAGTTCCTGCATATACCCTAATCTAAAGTCCCCGTCTGGATTCTTTTTCTTAGCGTTTTCAATATTTTTTGGAACAGGGTCTATACCGACGTATTTGACGCCCATACTAGACATCTTGATAGAGTCCTGTCCCTGACCACACCCAACGTCCAGTATAGACTCTGGTTTTCCTTGCCGCACAATTTCATAAAAGAGGTTTCTCGCTATACCCGGTTCTCGTGCCCAAGAATATGGAACCGGTTTTTTCCTGTACCGAGTTTTTACGTACTGTCTGTATTTTTCCTCATCTACGTTTTCCATTTCTTTTCAAACCACCAGTCACGTCCTCTAATAGAGAACGTGATATTTCTTTCCTTGCAGAACTCAAGCACAGCCTTTATTACACCCCTCTTTCCAGGGGCAAAGTCATGTCCACCGATGATGCCTCTATGTTTTACCCATATGCTCGCTATTTCTAAATCCTTCTTCACATATTCATATGTGTGGTTTCCATCTATGTAGATAAAATCTAGGCTGTTTGGCTCTATGTCACCTATGCCATCCTCTGTCTTTTTCATTACCCACCTAATTCTTTCATTGTATGGTTCAAGGGTTTTTAACGCCACTTCCTTTGCTTGAAGAATTTTATCATACCATCCGTCAGTCATCCATCCTTCATACTGTTCATATGGGTCTATTAAATATAGTTTCTTTAGATTAGGTAAATTATCTAACATATCTTTTGCGTTTCTGCCCTCAAATACACCGACTTCCGCCCCAACGATCTCTCGTTCCCCAAATATACGTCTAACGGCTTTTATGGCTGACCTCATCGTTATCAACAGTGTTTACATCTTTCAACATATTTAAGCATTTTTAAATTTACTCCACCCCTCTTTACTTTTTGGTCCCCATATTACATCGTTTTGTTTAAGAGTTATCTCTGATCCTCCACATATTCCATCATACGGTCTTGGACAGTCTGTTAAACATTTATCCAAAATATATGGTGGAAGTGTGGTTCGCCAGTTTCTTAAGGTTTCAACTATATCTGGGTTGTCAAACGTCCATCCCGCCTCTTTTAGTATGGCGTTGGCAGCCCCGTCGCCTCTCATTAAATCTGTATGCTGTGACATACAGCATGGATAAATGACTCCTCTGTATACTGAGGGAGAGCGCATCATGGCATTGCATGGTTCTTTCATTATGTTTTCTGTTCGCTGTCTTGCACAGTTCCAATCCCAGTGTTTATATACCTCGATTGCCTCATATTTGCCTTTATACGTTTTCTTTAAATATTTCATTATACTCTCTATAAGTTCATGATTGATACCATGATCATCTAAAACTATGGTATGAATCTTATTTAGACTTGATACGCTCATCCCCATTAACTCATACCCGTTTGTTAGAACATATGTTTTCCTTCCATAATTATACAATATTTCTATTATCTCCTCTACTACAGAGAGATTCATGGCAGTCAACTCTCCGCCACTTAACCTATGCTGGTCATCCTCGCCTATACCCTTAAATCTCTCACAAAACAGTTCAAATGTGTCTGGGGATTCATCCCACTTGTCCCGTCTATCCATTATTTCAGAGTCGGGGTGTATCGGGATGTGACATATAGTGCAGCAATGTTCGCAATGGAGATTGCAGTAGTTATTTAGCATAAAACGCCATGAACTTCGTTCCACATTGAATAATTCACATAACTTCGTTATCTACACACCTTCTCAATTCCTTCAGATATACCTCGAATCTATTTAATGTCCAGTTTAGGTTCCATGTAGGAGGCGGTATATCCATATGTTTGTCATGTCTCTCTATATATATTTTTTGTCCTTTCCAGTCTCCTCCTAAGAGAAACGGGTGATAGAACGGGTAATTCTTTCCGTCTGCGTCCTGTCTTGCTAGTTTTTTGATTTTGTTTCTCGTATTATCTTTATTTAATATAAATACATCCATTTCACTCGGGGTGGGATACGTTATCTCCATTCCAAGTTTTGAAGTCACCGTTTTTGTATCATCATTATATCCGTTGAACGGCGGTACAAAGTATTTGACTTCTGTGTTAAACTGTGATTCCAGATATTCTTTTCCACGTCTTAAATGTTCTAGTTGAGTGCTATATGGCTCTTTCCTGTATGATATATGATATAATCCGTGTAACCCAAGTAAATCTCCCTTATCTAACTGGATTTTGACTTGTTCCTTTAATTCAGCATTAGTTCCAAACCATATATCTCCACTATGTTTAATTATCCATTTGTTTCCCTGTCTCGCTGGTTTACAGCGAAGTATAGGGGCACCAGCGCCTCGTGCCACTACCCCCAGCACTTGATTAAACTCATATTTCCCTATAAGGCTCCATATCCTTTTACAGTCCTCTACTTTTGTATCAAAAAATATATCGTCACATCTAAGCATCATCATGGCTCTCCAAGATTTTCAGCATTTCTCCGACACGAACCTTATGTGTATGACGGCTCTGCGCTGTCTTGACAGCCCTACGCGCTATGTTTTTCCGTGTCTTCTCGTTTTCTAATACATACTGTAACTTATCTTTCCAGTTATCTTTATTTATTTTAACATAATTATGCCCATCAACGAATCCCAGTTCATCAGCCATAGACGGCTCATCGGCAAGTATACATGCGCCAGAACCCATTCCCTCAAACCATTTTTTTACCGGATACTTCATGATGCTCGTTCCAAATATAAACACCCTACTCCTACGCAACGCCTCCGCATAATCCTCACCTACTTTGTATCTTGTTCTTAGTTCGGGGTCGGCAAGAACCACACTTTTACGACGAGGGCTTGGTTCCTCCAACGTAAATTTACCGGGAACCCTTATGCCGAGAAGACACCTCCAACTATTTTCTTCACATAATTTCGGTAGTTCGTTATAGATAGTGGTTCTGAGTGGATATACGGGAAAACCAACGTCTCCTAAGAGAGTTACATCATACTCTGGTTCTTCATCGGACGGATAAAAAATTTTGGGCTCATAGCTCCATGGTAGCCATGATTTACCACATGTTACTCTATCCCACCAGTAATTCGGCTCTATTTCTGTCCATTCACCCAAGTTTCTTGTCTGTGAACCATACTTACAATACCTATAATAAAAGAACATATGATTATAGTTTTGTTCATTTATTCTTTCTATTTTTGCATCCATTTGGCGGTGCATATCGATTATTCGCCCCGCTGTTTTGTATCCTTTTTTCCTTTTATCAACAGAACCATAAACCCAGTCTGGAACGTCGTTTCCGTATAGTCTACGCACAGTTTCATCTGTGTGTTCCCCCGCTTTATGTGATGGGTAACCGGGACCCGCGTAGATACAGTCTGCCTGTTTTCCTAATTCTAAATCAAAGTAGGAGAGGGTATCTGCGCCAATAAAATTTATGGCATTAGCTGTTATTACAAGGATTTTCATTCCAGACATCGCTCAAACCACTCCACATACGCCTCTCCACGCACCTTCCAACTCCAACCAGCCTCCACCGTCTTCCTATTCATGGCTCCATTTTCTATCCTTCTATCCTCCCCGTCACGTAACTTACGGAGCATCATAACCATATGCTTTGGATTTGTAACCAGATACTCCGGCTCTACGACATACGGCACTATTCCAACAGGCGTAGATACCACTGGTTTACGGCAAGCCATGGCCTCAAGCACCACTTTTGGTCCCCCCTCTACACTAGATGTGCAGATTAACGCATCTATTGTATTATAGTATTCAACCATCTCATGAGGCCAGTCAGTAGGAGTTACTGGACCGTCTATCCCTTTTGGTCTATCCTGAAGCTTTGTTTTTATGTTGAACTCCTTGAAGTCGTCTAAGTTAAGCCACCAGTATCCCTTTACTATGTCATGTTCGCGTCCAACCCATCCTACTGTAAAGTCCTCTGGGTTAACACCGTGGTTCAATGGCGCGTTAAATGAATTTACGTCTACGCCGATGGGAAGAACTGCAACGTCGTGTTCGGGGTATAGTTTCTGAACCACGGTTCCTAACTGGGGGGATATTGTGCATACTCCGGCTAGAGGCCAGTTTTTATGCCATCGCCTATATTTTCTGAATATTCCCGTCCACCCCGCTATTCTCACTGCAACTGGGACATGGTTTCTCTGGGCGTAGTCATGTATGGTTCTCTCACATGAGTTTAGCATAGCAACCGCTAAGTCTATATCTTGGAAGTCTTCGTCTGTAAGAGACACCACCGCCTTTATCTTGATGCTGTGTTTTCCACTTTGTGCTTGTATGGCTTCCGCTGTTCTATGAGCACCCCAATACAGTCTATCCGGCACTAACAGTATATTCACTCTACACACCCCTCGAAGAACGCGTTATATGGTTCTCGTCTATGTATCCACTGCCAATTCTCCAAAATTACTTCTCGGTTTCTTTTAGACACACGTTCCGCCTCCTCATCATCTTCGTTAATTATTCTCATTCGCCTAATCATATGTTTCGGGTCTACACACAACCATTTAGGCTCTACCAACCTAAACGATATTCCAGTAGGCGTGGCTACAATCGGCAATCCACAGCTCATCGCCTCAAGAAGACAGTTAGATGACCCCTCATGTATGCTGGTTCTAAAGAACCCCCTTAAACCATGATAATAATCAACCATTTCGGTAGGCCAATCAGTAGGCACTATTTTTCCTCCTACTCGGTGCTGAGTTTTTATTTTTATTCTGTTAGGCCAGTGTTCCCGTACTTTATTCATTATGTAGACGCCCTTCTGTATGTCATTCAATCGCCCCACCCATCCCCATCCTCTTCCCAGTTTCTTTGTTGGGGTAAAGGCGTTGGTGTCTACTCCGTTCATGATGGTTGTAACAAATTTGTTTGGATAAATGTTTTGTATCGCCATTTCAAGTTCTGGGTTGCAGCACACTAATCCAGATATAGCTTCATTTATCTTTTGGGTTCGTTCATATGTTCGGAATATTCCTTTCCATCCAGCGATTCGTGACGTAAACGTGAATTTATGTTTTTTCCATAGTTCATATATTTTTGATTCCGCTGGGTCAATCCAAGCCATAACTAAATCAGCGTCTTTACAATGAGAGTCGTCAAGACCTTTAATGTCAGTTATTTGAAAATTATGGTCTTTGCTGCATATGTCTGATACGGTTTTTGCCACATGGTGTACCCCCCAATT